TTTTTACACAAGCACTATCTTTATGTGCTCGAACTTACAATACATTTGGAAAAGATCTTCTACTAGGCAATCCACTTAATGTTCGAAATGGATTTAATTGTACCCAAGCCCCGACCAGGCTTTACTGTATGTTGGAATAGCTCAAGACAACTATTTGTCCCACCACCTTATTCCCTTGCTAAAACAGGTGTTAAGAGCTTAGGGCCCAACGGCCCCAAACTATCTGCAGTGGAGATCCGCGTTAGTGATCCTTAGTGTGGTGTCTTGCCGCGCGTTAGCGTCTATCTAGCGTTATGCTCATTGATATTTATGGTGCATGCTTCCATCAGAATTACAGAGAATTTGTCTATCTCCTACTGATTTTAAAGTTGAACCCCTCGAAGGCGAAGCGCATTCGCTTAAGAAAAATGCAAATTTCCTTTTCACATCATGACATACAACCAAACTTCTTTCCCTCTTTCTCTCTTTTGGTCATTTTTCTTTATTTCCTTTTCCTCCTTTTATTACATTGACAATGAAACTTTTAATATTCTTTTCATCTTTTCTTTAGTTAACTTACCGTCAGCGTTTTTAAATTTCGCGAACACTAGTAATATGAAGGTTCAGTCTAGTAACCGTTCTAATATAAGAAGGGCTTTACCTGAACAAATATGGGACTATGCTACTAATATCGTTCGCTTTGACATTGATTTCGAATGTGATGCTCTTGATCAAGAAGACTTGTCAGTTTCGTCTGGTGGTGTTTATATTGCACCGACCAGTATTATGAAGAGCGCTCGTGATCGCTTAAACCCTCTAGACAATTTTTCAATTTTTATGAATGATTATGACGACTTTTTAATTCTCGACTCAGATGACGATGATGACGAATTTGAGCTTCCTTTAGACCATAGTAATAATCTAAATAATATATATGAGCACTTGCGTTGTGGTGCGCAAGCAGAAGTAATATGCGATTGTGGTAACTGTCTATGCCACTGTTATGATGATTGTGGCTGTGCATTAATGGACAGACTAATGGACCAACCTTATATAGATTATATTGAAACTACATGCACAGATATTGCTATTCAGCTGGGAGTATCCCCGCATCCTCATGCAGAGTCTAGTGATGAAGATACGGAAGTGGATAACGGGACCACATACGTTTCTGACTCTTTTACCGATTACGAATTTGATATTTATGATAGTGATTCTATTTCTATTGCTACTATTTGCTCTGAGCTGCTTTATGATTCTGACTTGCCACAGTCATTAAACAAAGAAACTGCTGTACATATTGCTGAGGGTGTAGCTATATTAACTTTCCAGCTATCCAAAGCTAAAGACAAATCGGATGTAGTGGCCGCTTTTATGGCATTCGTTCGTGGACTAACTAATGAGTCTATAGTATCTATGCTAGGTAAAACAATTAATAATATGGCCGAAATCCTTAGTGATATTGATCTAACTATTATTCAAAGTAATGAAGAGTTGCCTTCACGGCCTAAATTTTTGGAGGTGCTTGACATGTTAACATCTAGTTATGGTAAAACTATTAATTCCCCTATTATTAAGAATTTAAGATATATATGGGTATGTGTTTTAAGCTATCGTATTTTAGAACCCCTGTTTCCAGGGTTTACGCGTAAGTGCCTTAAAGATCTTAACTTATCAGAGGCTTCTAGGAGAGTTGAGTTCACCGATTTTGTAGGTTCTCTCCTCGACACAACTCACTGGATAGCGACAACAGGTTGGCAGGTTTTATCAACTGGTTTCAGAGCTACCTTTTTCCATTCAGCTGAGTCTTATTCCAAATTATTTGATGAGGGTGTCGAATTAGAAGTTCGAATTAATCAGTATAAAAGTAGACCCCCCACTCAAGCCGATACTAATTTACTAGCTGATGTAGCAGATTATTTAAAACGTTGCGATGAGGCCAAGAGAATGGCCGAAACATTAAAAGCGCCGTCTGTAGCACTTCTAGCTCGCCATTGGCGTGCGTGGACGCATCGATGGACTGATCTTAAGGTTGGCGACTCAGCACGGAAAATGCGGGTGCAGCCACTTGGCATTCACTTGTTTGGTAAACCAGGTCATGGTAAGAGCAATTTAATAATGCCCATTTTTAAAATGATTGGAAATATGATGGGATGGCCGACAGGGCCAGGTTATTTATACCATCGTAGTAATGAAGCTTTTTATAATCTATTTAGTACTTATATGTGGGGCATGAATTTAGATGATGCCGGACAAAATAATCCAGCTAACTGCTCAGAAGATTTTATGATGCAAGATATAGTTAAAATTGGTAATAATACCCCTCTTAGCCTTGACCAAGCAGATTTGGCGGATAAAGGTAAAACGCCCTGCGAAACTAAGTTAATGTTCGTTTCCTCTAATCATGAGGGCTTAAATGCAGATAAATGGTTTTGTACCGATTTTGCCATACACAGACGACTACATATTAAGCTCGAGGTGGAAGGCAAGCCAGAATTTATTACAGATGATCGTATTGATTCAAGTAAAGTAACTGCCACTTCTGATGGTTCTCCCCCTGATATTCATTCTATAAATATTTATATACCTATCTTGGACAAAAATAGTCATAAACAATTTCAGCATACCCTCAAGTTAGTTCATAAGGGGGTTAGTATTAAGTTTGCAATGCGTTACATCGCTAAGTATGCCCGCAATTATTATGCTGAGCAATATGAAATGCTTTCTAAACAATCGTCGCATGATGCTTATGAGATGTGCAACAAATGTGACAATATAGCTTATTTATGCGAGTGCCATGACGAAGTGCAGAGCGTTGCCATTGATGGGGCTGCTGCACTAGGTGTTTGTGCGCTGCTACTTTATATTTCAGAAAAATTATTTTCATATTATTGCTTATATGCCGCAATCAACAAGTTGCAAAATATGTACGCCCGCACAAAATATTATATTAAATCAACATTTAATTGGCTACATCTTAAACTTAAATACAAAACATTGGGACTACGAAGTAAGATGCAAGCCGCAGGCGACTTTGTTACTTCAAGTTATTATGTTCCAGCAATTATTTTATCTATTACTGCAGTTATGGTGTCTATTTTATTACTTAAGCGCGTTTCTACTAAATTCTCTTTACAGAGTGAGGGCTATAAACCTAAACCTAGACAGCATGAGCGTATCAATCCTTACATGTATGCTCCGCAGCACACTGGAACTCTTCAGCTAAGTGAAGCCTCTAAAGGCTCAACTGCTGAGTTTAGTGCTAAAGAGCGAGACTGGGGCTCAGCTACTTGTGCTATATCGTATACTAATCAAGGCCAATCCATTAGCTTTAGGGCTCTTGCAGTTTCAGGCAATCATTACTTGACTAATAACCATTGTATCCCCGATAATTATGAAGACATAGAGTTTAATCTTATTTGCGATCCGACCGGTCAGCGTATAAATAGAAACGTTACTTTTAGGCTGGATAGTGAACGTTTAGTTAGGAATTCCAGTAAGGACATATGTATTTTTAGATTAGATAACGTACCACCAAGGAAAGATTTAGTTAAGTATTTCGCTTTATCTGGTCAGACTAGCTTTGTTGGCAGCTATGCTATAAGGGAGCTGGATGGAACAGTAAGTTATATTCACACTTCTGGTTGTATTTACCAGGAGACAGATAATGTATTTTTGAACACTACACTAAATGTATATCGTAGTAAATTGCCCTGCAAGACTTATAATGGTATGTGTGGGTCTATATTATATGGAATGGGTCCTCAAGGGCCCTTTATAGCTGGCATCCACGTACTGGGTCGTGACGACGTTGGTGGTGCCCAAATTATTTATCAAGAAGATCTTAAAGCCCTTTTAACGAAATGTCGGCCAGCGCCCAGTGCCTCAGACTTATCTATTCAACTTGATGGCAGCGCAATTACAGATGAAATATTGCCCCTGCACCCTAAAAGCACAGTAAGGCAGGTGGCTGGAGTAGGAGTGGTGTTAGGAACTATGAATAAACCAAGTATCCACCCTCGATCCCATGTTGGCCTTAGTATAGCAGCAAATATTTTACAAGAAGAATATGGATTTGAATTAAAACATGGAGCACCAGTAATAAGTGGTGCTAGGCATAGAGAACCCAAACTCAAAGCCGCTAAAGATTTATTTGCACGCCGAGAAGACTTTCCTCCACATATTCTAAGAGTAATTAAATCCCAAATGATTAAGCAGTTTAAAGATGGAATGTCTGCAGAAGATTGGGATGGCGTTCACCCTATTGATAAGGACACTGCTACTAATGGCGCTGATGGTGTTGCTTATATAGATTCCATAAACAGAAATACATCAACAGGAAGTCCTGATAACATATCTAAACAAAAAGTTATTGAACCCACCGGTGATGGTGATAGAGTTAAATTTATTGATAAATATGATCAAGCTATTGAGCGGAATTTAGATACTATGCGTTCTGCTAAAACCTGCAATCCTATTTTTAATGCTGCACTTAAAGATGAACCACGAACCTTTGATAAGATAGAACAAGGTTCCACACGTGTTTTTTGTGGGTCACCCATTGTTTGGGGGATCCCAGTACGCATGTATTACTTGTGGTTTGTGCGTCTAGTACAAAATAATACGTATTTATTTGAAAGCGCCCCTGGTATGCGTGCCCAATCTGATGAATGGGGAAAGCTTTATTCCTTCCTTAATAGCTTTGGAGGAAACCATATGGTAGCTGGTGACTATTCTAAATTTGATAAACGAATGAGTCCGGCAGTTATTCTTGCTGCATACGAAATTATTATAAGTATTGCCATAGAGAGTGGTAACTTTGACGAAGGTGATATAAACGCTCTATGGAGTATAGCATATGACTCCGCTTTTCCACATATAAACTATTTTGGGGACTTGGTTCAATTCCACGGTTCTAATCCGTCAGGCCACCCCCTAACAGTAATAATAAATGGACTTGTGAATTGTATTTATATGCGTTTTGCATATTATGAGCTTAACCCAGATGAAGAGCTAGATAGCTTCCCTAATAATGTACATTTAATGACTTACGGTGATGATAATGTAATGGGCGTTTCACCTACAATACCGTGGTTTAATCATACTAATATTTCTCAAGCACTAAGTAAATATGGTGTAGGTTATACTATGGCTGATAAAAATGCTGAGAGTATTCCTTATATTAATATAACACAAGTATCCTTTCTTAAACGAGCGTTTGTTTTCTCTAGTGAGGTAGGCGACTATTATGCACCTCTTGAAATGGATTCTATTGAAAAAAGCTTATTAATTAATGTTCAGTCCAAATTAATAACAAGGGAGGAACAATTTATAGCGTGCTGTTCATCTGCAGCGCGTGAGTATTTCTTTTATGGCCGGAGTGTTTATTACGAGCGCACCGGCATCCTAAAGAAGGTCATAGCTCAACTTGGTTTTTCCGGGCTCGTGTTACCTAGCACTTTCCCATCATATGAGGAATTAGTAGAGCAGTGGCATTCTCATTAAACACTAACAGGGGGTACCCAGGAACCTCCCATAAAGCCAAATCCTGGGCGTATCCCAACGATGCTTGCGTGGTCATGGTAGAAGGACTTCGCATTCCGTTGGGGCGAGTGGCCTGCGGGGGTATTTACCCCCGGGTCGTCATGCCGCACTACTACCCAAGTCTTAATTTAATGATGGGTTACTTTCATTAAGACTATAATCAATTACCCGCTTCTAACAACTCAACAATTACAAATAACAACGATAATGATAACACACCAACAACTCTTCTTTCTAGTAATTCTACAGATCAGGATATTTCCCAACTCCGATCTCATATAACGAGTAATAATATGGAATCAAGTATTAGTCAACAAGAAAATATGGTATTTAACGATGCTCATGGTGGTGACAGCGTTTATTTTTCCCCTTTAGTCGATAAGACATATCATGAGGGTGCAGATGCTGATGCTGCAATGGGTGAATACTTAAGTCGTCCAGTGCGTATTGCAACTTATATTTGGTCGACTAATGACGCTAGATTTAAAAAGGACGATATTCGTCCGTGGCGTTTGTTTGGTAATTATGCTCCAATTCAACGTAAATTACACAATTATGCCTATATAAGTGGCAACTTAGTTATTAAAGCCCTAGTTAATGGTACAAGTTTTCTTTATGGCGACATTCTAGCTTCGTACCAACCCTATGTAGACTATACTGCTACCAGGGCTTATGATCCTACTGGAGCAGGTGCAGTCTCAAAGTTCTATTTAACCGCACTATCTCAGCGCCCGTCGGCGCACATTAGCGTAAATGATTCCTCAGGTTTCCAAATGACCCTACCTTATACTAATAAAAAGAATGCAATTAGAATTAGGAATACAGTTGATTGGGATGCTATGGGCCGTCTCGATCTTAACTCTTTTAGTCGACTGTTAACAGCTTCCTCAAGTGGAGCTGAACAGACCGTTAGTATTGTCCTATATGCTTGGATGGAGAATGTAAAGCTTTATGGTCCGACTGAGGCTGCTCCTCTTTCTGTGACTACTCCTGTCCAATGCTTCCCTAGGTTTAGATCTAGACGTAATTATAAACATATGGTTAATCACCTTCGCAAGGTCGTCGATTATGGCGTTCGCGATGCTTGTGGTGATACTTATACTACTGATTTAAGTTCTAATAATTTTGGTGAGCCGTTTAGTGAAGATGAGATCCCTCAGGCTTCCCGCACTTATTCTAATAAATCTAATAAATTAGGGACTGAAGATGAGTATGGTCAATCACCTGTTAGTTCCACAGCAAGCGCGATAGCTGCTGCTGCTGGATGGGTGGGCGATAATGTTCCTCTAATAGCGCCATATATGCGTGCCACGCAGTCTGTCGCCTCTTTCACAGCTACAGTTGCAAAGGCCTTTGGCTACACAGATCCCCCTGTATTGGATAATGTAAAACCGTTTAAAGATATGCCTTTTCATTCGTTGGCTTCCCCTGAAATTAGTGATCCAACAGCTAAATTAACTCTAGATTCTAAAAATGAGCTCACGATTGATTCTCGTACTGTCGGTTTGGACGGAACTGACGAGCTCGCTATTAAGTCACTTGTAACCCGCCGAACCTTCCTGGCGTCACGCACTTGGGTAATTGGGGACAACTCAGGTTTGCGGTTGGCCTCATTTGGCGTTACGCCAGACTTGCGCAATACTGATACAAGTCCTTCAACTGGTCTAGCTATACAGCGAACACCAATGGGGCATGTTTCTCGCATGTTTAAATATTGGCGTGGAGATATTGAATTTACTATGCGATTTATTGCCACTCCTTTCCACAAGGGAAGGCTGCGCATTACTTGGGAACCTGATGGTAACAACGAAGGTGATGAGACTATATTGTATTCTCGCATTATTGATCTTTCAGAGGATCGCGAGGTCACCTTCACTGTCCCTTGGCTTAATGATAATCTATGGCTACGGGTCCCCCAGACTAACTCTGCTACAACTTTTTATTCACTAAATAATACATTTCCGCCAATTAATCGCGATAATAACAATGGTATGCTGTCAGTTTTTATTGAAACAGAGCTAACTGCACCTGATAACTCCGATGACGTAGTAATGCTATTTTATGTTAATGGTGGAACTAATATGGCCTTTGCCGATCCCCAAGCTCCTGACCAAAAATATTCGGCTAGGGATGGAGCAACTACAGGGCAAGCGCTTCTTGCTAGTGGCAATGAGCCTTTGGGTGGCGACTTAATCCCTCAGTCTACGTTGGACTCTGTGGGTGGTGGTGCTGTGCAAGCGCATGCTAGCAAGAACATCACATTCACTGAAGTTAGAGACGAGGTTGACAAGATCACCACAGTAACTATGGGTGAAGCTGTTCATTCTTTAAGGCCCCTTATGAGGCGTAGTACTCACTTATTTCGTAATATTTTGGACGGCCAAAGTAATGCCTCCGGTGCTATGTATTATTTACAATATAATTTGCCTCGTCAACCTGCCCTTCCTGGTTTTGATACCGTTGGGATGTGGCCTGTGTCAGGCACTAGATATAATTATGTTAATTGGCTACCATCATCCTGGATGCGTATTTGCTTCCTTGGTGAACGTGGCTCTTATAGATATAAAGCTAATATTAGTAATCATGCTGGGCCCCTTTATGATATGTCATTCTTAAGATCCCGCGATCAGATGAACTCGGGTAATATTTTCTTTGGGTACACTGGCAATAATAGTTTGTATAATGCCGCATTAACTTTAATTTCTAATGAGTCTTCGACCGGATGGGAAGGTATGGCTCTAACTAATCAAAGCACTCAAGCTGGTTTGGCAGCTGAGGCCCCTATGTATTCTAAATATCGATTTATTAATACTTTTAAAGGTGCACAGGGCAGTGAAACTGATGATACAAGAGACGATGCCATCGTGCTTCGGGCTGGTATTCCTACCACGTCTAACACGGCGGCAACAACTTATATTGACGTATATGCATCTGTTGGCACTGACTATACACCTTTTTTCTTTATAAATGTCCCTCCACTTTTCTTTCAAACTGGGCTACCTACACAGGAACCCTTCTAGAGTGGTTGGAAATCCCTCCTGGGCGCAACACAGGAGTGAGTCGTTTCGACGATTACCAGTAGATGGCTGGTGCGCAGAATTTCTTAGATAATTTTGTCGTACACCATCGTGTTGCGACTTTATTATTTAAGCGATCTGTTGAAGGTTGCTGATTTTCAAAAAAAA